ATCTATTATTAAAATAATCTATTATTAAAATAATATATTATTAAAATACGTATAGAGTTAATTTAATCAATTGTGATAAATATGAAAAATATATATTTTTTAGGAGATTCATTAACAGAAGGAAGTTTATCTTATAATTGGGTTTATAATTTTAATGTGCCGTGTAATTTATTTAATGTAATAAATAAAGGAATAAATGGATTAACGGTTTGCACATTATATTATAAATTGGTAAATAATATGGTATTTAATAATCCTGATTATGTAGTTCTTATGATAGGAGGAAATGATATAATAGGATGTACAAATGAAGAATATGGAAATTTTTATATGAATTTGTATCCAAGTATTCAAGTAGAAGCACCATCATTAAAAAATTATGAGCGAGATTTAACAAATATAATTGATAAATTAGATAAAGAATTGCCTATAACTAGTCATTTAATAGTTTTAAGTACACCACCAATAGGAGAAGGTGGTCCTGAAAGTATACAATGGAAATTAGGTGATAATTTTAATGAAATATGTAAAAAAATAGTAAATAATTCTTCGAATAGAGTTATTTATAAAGATTTGTTCAATGAAGTAATAATTGATATGGATAAATACATAGATAAAAATTATACACCGTTTAAATTATCAATTAGATTGATGTATATTGCTTGGTTTTTATCGTATTTTTTTACATGGGAAACGGTTCGTTGGATAATAGGATTTAAATATACAACAGATGGTGTTCATTATTGTAAAGAATTTGGAATGATATGTGATAAATTAGTATTAGAAGCAATAGTTAGTATTGAAGAAAATACAAAAACAAATCTAAAAGAAATACAATAATATAATATGATAAGTGTAATATGACTTCAATTAAAGAGTGTCCTATATGTATTGAAATAATACGTGTTAATGGTTATGTTGTTACAGAATGTGGTCATTATTTTTGTTTAAATTGTTTTATAGAACATATACAAAGAAATAATAAAAAATGTCCTATGTGTAGAGAAATAATATTAAATAATAATAATATAATGCAACCAAATGTTATAGAAGAAAATGATGATGATACACCTATATTAGATTATATGAGTGATGTCGAGTCAAATATATCAAGTGGTGATCAAACGCCACGATTATCTGACATAAGTGATGATGAATCGGATGATAGTAATGATATAGATAATATGGAAAGAAATGTGAGAATACGGTCTAGATAGGGTGAGGGGACATTGGTTCCCTATATATTTATATTTTTATAATCATTTAGATACATATAATATAGATATATGTATATGGTGGATATTTGTATTCCGATATGGAATAAGTATTTAGAATGTATAAATAAATATAATCCTGAATCAAATTTGTGTAAACCATTAATACAAGAATATAATCAATGTGTATTTTACAATGAAAGAGAATATATGAAAAATAAATCAAAAATTATTGAGAAACAATGTGCTGTAAAAGTGATATCAAATTATTGGAGTCTTGAAAATGTTTTTGTTTGGTGGTCTTTATAAGATTAGTTTTAATTTAAAAGATATAATGTAAATTAAATATAATGAATATTTTAGTATTTTATTTACTATTAATTTCATCATCGGGGTTTGTATCTATTAATTGTAAAAAAAATTTGCGGAACATTGTAAAAGAAAGGAACATAAAAATAAATGGTGGAGTATTTGACGATGAACCATGGCCAGATAATGAAGAACTAGAAGATATTAGTGATTATATACCGTCAGATACAAATTATGAAAAAAATGAGAATATAGAAAATAATTCAACTAATGATTTATATAGTAAACCAAATAAAGAAAGACCGTTAAGACACGATGTTGAAAATACAAGAGTTAGATCATATTTAAGACATTATTATACAAAAGAAGAAAGAAAAGAAAAAAAAAGTGAAAATTTTGAAGTTTTAGATGAATCGGAAATAAATTTTGATGATATTGGAGGATACGAATTAATAAAAGAAGAAATAATGCAATGTTCAGATTTGTTATTAAATTATGAAAAATATTCAAAATTTAATGTTCGTGTACCGAAAGGATTAATATTGGAAGGACCACCAGGAAATGGTAAAACATTATTAGCAAAAGCTTTTAGTGGTGAAACAAATTCATCTTTTATACAAGTATCTGGTAGCGAATTTCAAGAGAAGTATGTTGGTGTAGGTCCATCAAGATTGCGGGAATTATTTACATTAGCTAGTAAAAATATTCCTTGTATAATATTTATAGATGAAATAGACGCAATAGGTAGAATGCGTGGAAATAGTCAAGAAAGTGCTAATGTTGAAAGAGACAATACATTAAATGAATTATTGATACAATTAGATGGTTTTAAAAAATCAAGTGGTGTTTTTGTAATATGTGCTACAAATAGAATAGATTTATTAGACGCTGCATTATTGAGGCCTGGACGGATGGATAAAAAAGTATATATAGGTAATCCTGATACATTAACACGTGAGAAAATACTTAATATACATTTAAAAGGAAAACCTATAGAAAAAATTATAAAATTACCAGATTTAGTTGAAATGACAAATGGTTTATCGGGTGCAGAAATAGAAAATTTATTAAACGAAGGTATGTTAATGGCATTGAGAGATGATCGTGAAATGATTACAAAGCGTGATTTAGAAATAGTTATGGGACGTTCATTAGCTGGATTTCAGGTTACACAAAATATTTATAGTGAGGATATGATAAAAAGAATAGCATATCACGAATTAGGGCATGCTATTAGTGGTATGCTATCAAAATCTCATACAAAGATGCGCAAAGTAAATTTAAATTTATGGTCGCCTAAAACACCGGGGTATACAATATTTGAAATAGATGAAATTGATGCTAATATTTTTACTGCTGAAAAATTATTTTCACATTTAGTTGTATTATTAAGCGGTCGTGTTGCAGAAGAGATATTTTTTAATAATAGTGTTACTACTGGTGCAGGAAAAGATTTTGAAGAAGCATATAAATTAGCGGAAAAAATGATTTTAAGTTATGGTATGGGAAGTCAAAATATATATTCTTTTGCAAGTGATAAATCAAAAGAAATTATAGATAAAGAAGTATCATCATTAATAGGAGAAGCTTTAAATAAATCTAGATATATTTTGGAAAATAGTGTTGATTTAATGGAAGAGATTTGTCCTATTTTGATAAAGATGCAAGTACTTTCACGAGATACTATTGAAATGAAAATATATCGTAAATATCCACATTTATTTAAGTTAGATTATTAAAAATTTTATTAAAAATGTATGTTTTATACAGGAATAGAATGAAGTTTATTATGTTTTTCGGAAATTAAAGCATCTATTTTTGGTACAATTTCCATTATATCTTTTTTTAATTCATTTATTACTGGTTCAAATGCAGATTCAATTATTTTTGAATATTTATTTTGCATTTCGTCGGTATCTTTGGTGTTGGTTGATTGTTTAACATTAGATGATTGACTTGTGGGCGATGATTGTATTGTGGATAATGATTGACTTGTACGTGTTATATTGCTATTATCTTTATTTTCTAATCCTTCTATCAATGTACAGGTATTATAGACTATTAAACAAGCAAATATTATAGCGAGTAATAACATAATATATTTTTTGTTAATTATATTTTTTGCAATTTTGTAGAATTTCATAATATATTATATAAAAATATAATAATATATTATTGAATTATTATTAATTAAGTCATAAGTATAAAAGCATGTCCTTCGCTTTTAAATTTTGATTCGTATTTGAATGAACAAGCTTGTTCACTATCATCTTCTAATTGATAATTGATTGCTATAAATTGAATATTATAAAAAAAATAATTTTCTAATGTAAGATAGCAATCTTTTTTGTTTTGCAATCCATCATGTAAAGGAATAGCAAGACGGGGTGGCAAAGTTATATTGGAAGAAGAATTACTACTAATAGCTAATGTGTTTTGTATATTTTGTTGATTGTACATATGTATTTTTGAAAAAGAAATTTTATTAAGTGTTGAATTATTTTCTAAACTACCTACACCAACAACATCTAACATGATAAGTACTTTATTTTTTAAACTATTTAATGAAGTGTTTTCGGTTAATTTACTATAATTTCCATTACCATCTTTAGGTATATATGGGGCTCCGCCACCACTTGATGGAACGTCAAATATATTTTTAAGTGTAGATCCTATAATTCCATAATTATTTTCTGTATTTGGGCTATGTATTCTTAAAATTATAAATAAAGGATCATTATAGTTTGGTACATTTACTTTTGCGCTGCTTTGTATAGCATGATTTTTTAGATAATTCATAATAGTATAAAAATCATAATTATTTTTGGTATTTGTTTTGTATTTGTTTACATTATTATATTCGCCGTTTGTAATGTATGGTTTGTTATTAACATATACAACATTGAAACAAAGTCCTCTTATACCTCTAGATAAAATAAAATCTAAATTAGTGATATGTTGTTCCCATTTAGTATTTCCTCCTGAGATAAAATAAGTAAATTTTGAAGATGGTGTATTTAAAGGGTTATATGCTGTTTTAACGTGATATTCAATAACCGGATTAGTAAAATTATCATTTATTTCACTGATACCTGGACTTGGCATATTTTCAAATAGTTCATAATTACTTAATTCTTCAACTTCTACATTATTTAATTTAATTAATGTTGTAGTAGCTATTATTAAAATTAAAATGAAATATATAAATAATTTACCTTTAAATTTTTTCATATATAGTTGAACATATGCAATAGCACTAAATGTAATAATTATATTAAAAAAGATGATGCATTGTTTTTCTGTAAGCATATATCTAGATGTAGCTTTTGTAAATTTATTATATTGATCAATAAAATAATTTTGCATATTAATATAGTATATTATTAAATTAAAATCTAAAATGTATTATATTGTATATATATAATATGCCCGGGGGTTTGTTAAATTTAATAACAACTGGAGAAGAAAATGTATTATTAAATGGTAATCCTACTAAATCATTTTTTAAATCGGTTTATTCAAAATATACAAATTTTGGATTACAGAAATTTAGGTTAGATTATAAAGGAATTCGTAGTTTACTTTTAACAGAATCATCACATTTTTCATTTACAGTACCTAGACATGGTGATTTATTAATGGATACATATTTTGTAATAGATTTACCAAATATTTATAGTGGAAAATATAATACAAATAAGCCATATAACTTTAAGTGGATAAAAAATATAGGGACTGAAATTATACAAGAGGTAGAAATACATGCTGGAGGTCATACATTACAAAAGTTTTCTGGTACTGGAATTAATTTATTGGCTTCTAGAGATTACAGTTATAATAAAAAAAAACATTTGATGAAATGATTGGTAATGTAACAGAATTAAATGATCCTGCAAATTATTCAAATAGGAATGGACAATATCCAAATTCTAAATATTATCAGGAAAACGAGGGAGGACCAGGACCTTCATATCCTTCAATAAATGGTAGAAAATTATATATTCCTTTACCTTTTTGGTTTTGTCAAAATAGTCAACAAGCATTACCATTAGTAGCATTACAATATACAGAAGTCATTATAACTTTTAAATTAAGACCATTAAAAGATTTATTTACAATTTGTGATGAAGATGGTAATGATATAAAACCAAATTTTAATATAGAAACACATCAATTTCATAATTTTATAAAACCTCCAACAATTGATGGAGTGTATGAAGATAAATCTACAGATTGGAATCATGATATACATTTGATAGCAAACTATGCGTTTTTATCAAAAGAAGAAAATAATGTATTTATTTCAAAACCGCAAAGATATCTGATAAAAGATGTTTACGAAAATATATTTTATGATCTAGTTGGACATAATAAAGTAAAAACATTTTCTTCGTTTTTAGTTATATCTTGGATGTTTGCTTTTAGAAGAAGTGATGTAAGTGAAAGGAATGGTTGGTCTAATTTTACAAATTGGAAATATCCAGAAAATGAAGCAGTTTCTATTAATGGAGAATATATGAAAATACAAAATGGAACTATAAGTGGTTCTGGATATGTATGTTCACCATCTTCAGAAAATAATAAGATTGAAATAGTAACAAACATAGGAATACAAATAGATGGAAAGTATCGTGAAAATGTATTTGATGCTGGAATATTCAAATATCTTTCAACATTTACACAATCGCCTGGTAATTTAACAAATATACCTTTTATATATAATTATAATTTTTGTTTGGATACATCAAATTATAAAAGTTATTGTTGTCCTATTCAACCAAATGGTGCAATAAATTTGAGTGGATTTAAAGATATAGAAATAGAACTGACAACTATTATTCCACCTATACATGATGAACCAATGACCACCGTTACATGTGATCCGGAAACTGGTGCTATAACAAGTATAACTAAAAATTTAAATTCAATTTATCATTACACATATGATATGTTTTTGATAGAAGAAAGATATAATGTGTTAACAATAACAAATGGAACATGTGGTTTGAGATATGCTCGTTAATAAATTAGGGGATTTAGGTTTCCTCTCTGATTAATATAAAATTAGGATAATTTAGTTATAAGATCATTTGTTAAGAAACCAAGTTCAATAACATCTTCGTGTAAATCATGAAAAATAGTGATATATTTACTGATTAGTGTAATAATTTCATATTTATCTTCGTCTGATAAATATTCTTTTTTTTGTTTTATATAAATAGTAAATTCATATAGTATATCTATAACAGATATACCAGAATTAGCAATTTTAAAAATAATAACAAGTGCTTCTTGTATGTTTTTATTTTTTATATTAATAATATACTTATCGAATTCATTATAATTTATAGATGTAATTAATTCATCAATAGTTTCATCATCAACATTTTCATCATCAACATTTTCATCATCAACATTTTCATCATCAACA